CTTCTGTATGAATGTGGTCAACTCACTTATAATATTATAATCACAGAATGTAAGTTTATCATCTTCTATCAGTGTCTTCAGGTTAGAGCAACCTAACTTCTTAGTTACCTGACTCATCTTAACACCCAGTTGAGTCTTGACACCAGAGAATCCTGATCCGACTATTTGTCCTGCACGTCCTCGCATAGCAACCATTAGCAAGTTCTCATACTCCAAATCATAGAATAGAATAGATGCAACCTGATCTCCAATATCATTCACCTCACATAAAACATAAGCATTGTTATATCCTTTAGCAACATCATATAATATTGATGGAAACATCATGGGTTTGATTTCATTATCTCTATAGGTAGCAACCACTTTGTATGGAAACTCGGTTATATCAGCAACTATGAAGGCACTATAATCTTTAGATACACCTCTCGCTACGTCCACGGTCAGAATATAATCTCTCTTGGGGTATGGTCTCTCATATACAGACAGTTTACCGTTCTGTGTGGATGGTTGTTCATACACCATTGCCTTCAGTTTAGCAGCAGATATAAGAGTATCAACTGATCCTAAGAATTCACACTCAAACTCAATAGCAAACTGTTGTTTACTTGTATTTCTTATTGTTTGTTCCTTCCACTTAGCATCTCTACCTGGTACTTCAGACCAGTGGACTTCTGTAGGAGTATACTCGTTCTGCCCTCTCTCTGCATCATGCCACATTCGATAGAAGTGGTTCATACCATGAGGCGTAGATACTATTATAACTTTAGTAGATTTACCAGAAGATATGGTAGGATAAACTGACGCAAAGAAATCATCTGCCAAGTGATTCTGTACGAAAGCAAATTCGTCCAAGAATATGATGTTAAATGACATACCTCGAACAGCAGATGCAGATGTGGATGCTGCAATAATCTTAGAACCATTCTCTAGTTCCATAGATCCTTTATTCCAAGCAACAATTCCTTGCTGCATCCATCTTGGTAAGTTTTCATATGCTAATTGCAGTCTACCAAGGAGATCTCTGGCAGTTGCTGCCTTGTTAGCAAGTATACCGATATTTACGTTATCATTAAAGATAGCATAGTGAAGAAGATATGATACAACAGTTGTTGACTTACCAGTCTGACGTGGCATCTTACAAATGTTGAATCTATACTTGTGGAAATTTCTTATTAATTTTTTCTGAAACTTGTACATATTGAAACTTACAAGTCCCTCGTCAACGTTGACGATTCTTATATACTTTTCTGTAAAATATACTGGGTCATCTTTACATCTAACAAACTCAACTATCTCCTCCTCACCAAACTGTTGTGGGGTATTTGCTTTCTTTAGATTCGGATTACCAAGATATATGTCACTTGATGCTGGCATTATTAAGAAAGATAATCAGTGCTTCTCTGTATATATGACTCCCAAGAAGACCCACCTTTAGGGTCAAATGCTTTAGTAGCACTACCTGCCATCTTTGCTCCCTTATATGCTACCTTCGCTACAGTACCAACAACCTTCGCTACCTTACCAACTACTCCTGCTGCCTTACCTAACTTACCCTTCACACTTTTTACTCTAGCATCACGCTTTTTCTTGACTGCTGCTCCTCTACCAACTACATTACCTTGATCAGGACCATCAGGTTTAGATGTTATTGTAGGTCTATTTTTCTTTGCTAGTTTACCACCCTCACTCTTCTTTATAGCAGTAGAATCTTTCTCACGTTTAGCAAGACCACCAGACACATCCTTTCCTCCAGTAGCAACGTTCTGGAAGTATGGGTTCTTGTTGGGTGATTCCACCAAGTCTTCACCCATAGTCAATTGACTTCTAATTTTCTTAAAAGTATCTAAGTTCATTTTAGGATCCTTCTTCTTTTCAGGTTCTGACTTCAGACCTGTAGGTAGACCGTATTTGTTTCTTGTCATACTATATTTAGAAGATGATCAGAAAAATTCCTACCTGCAGGAACTAAATCTGCTTGAACAAAAAATGATATCAAGACTATCCTGTTTGTCTTATGAGTATTCTGAATACTATGCCAAGTCTTATTTGGAATAGAGTTATGGTAGAATAACTTGTTAGGTTGCCAAGGAATCTCATACTCATACTCAGACGGACGATCTGCAGGACCATGATCTTGATTATCGTTAGTACTATAATTCTTATGCATCACCGTCCCATCCATCTCCTCCGGAGCGACATATAATACAGATGTAGATACTCTTGCTTTTGCATCACAGTGTGTAGGATAATGCCAGTCAGGTGGTGATATTGCCCAGTGTAATATCTTCTTCAACTCACCTTTATATCCACGATTAGGTAGAAGATGTTTGAAGAATAATTCATTAGTCTCAGGTAATATATCTTCCTCACAGAAGGTTACCATCTGTCCTCTTCTAGTATTCAGTTTGAAATTATCTAATTCTACTTGTGCTAATTGTCTTATAGTTTTCCATCTTTCTGGTGTTAGGAAGTTTTCGATAGCATAGCACTCCCAAGGCTGTCTAATAAAGGTAATGTTCATACGAGTTTGTCAGTATCTATAGAGTTTATATCAATACTGGGCACTGGTGGTGGTTCTGGTTTATTACTTAACAATCCTTTCTTTATCATCTTTTGTAAGTCAGCAGTACTACCAACAAATAGTGAGTTGTTTGTGACCTGTGATGGTTTATCTTCCTTCTCTAAATCTTTCATCTTACGTTGTAGGTCTATGATCTTGTCAGTCACATCTCCTACTGCTTTGACAAGTTGTCCTGCAACTTCATAAGCACGAGGGTGCTGAGTATCCTGACATACATCAAGTATACCATTCATCGCTTCTTGCCCTTTCTCTACAATATTATATAACTGTGAACGAGAATATTCAAAGTCATCTCTAGGTGTTTGATCCTTCTTTACTCTCTTTACTGCCTTTGCTTCTTTTACAACATCTGTTGCTTTTACTTCTAATGCTTCATCAATAGGACTGAATGTGGTTGATTCCTTATCAGTCGGATCATAATCTTTGGTCATACGTCTACATCACCGAAAGTTGGACTCCATTCTTTACCATCGGAATCAAAGAATGATCTGGATTCACTGAATCCAAATGTATCTCCCAGTTCAATAGCATCATGGTCAGGTTGATTTATCTTATTTACACGATCACCTTTTGAATGTTCCATAATACCAGTACCAAACTGTCCACGAGCAACAAGTAAATTGTTACCAGTAATCTCTTTGATACGCATCGTTTCTGTACCAATCTCAATGTATGATTGTGTAGTAAACGCTGCACCAGAAACAACTTGTACTATAGTTTTTACTCTGTCAAGAGACTCAGTTAGTGTGCCTGTCAAATCATTATTATAGTCCTTAGTTGCCTGAGGTGTAACAACGTATCTTTGTTCTCTTGGTGCTCGTATAGCAGTAGAGTAATCGACTTGAACCTTCTTGATAATACCGTGCTCGTCTGTTGGAACCTCTTGATAGAAATATGTCTTAGAGATGAAATCTAAATCATACTGTATAAACCTACGAGTGGAAAAGTCACCTTCATACTCATCAGTAAATGCAGTAGACATCAATGTAAATGGTATATCTCTCTTCTCTTCAACCCCCTCTAACATGTTGATAGTAACTGAATATGATGGTTGAAAAAATGGTAATATTTGTTCTATTATTTGTAGTGAATCATCTTGTTGCTTGGTAGCAAAACTTAGTCTAAACCCTATGTCATAAGGTACAGGTAAGTACATCTTTTTTATTTTAGTCTTTGATGTTGGAGACTTCATAGTAAACTTCTGTATTGGTGATGCCTTTCTTGTAGCATCGTAGGTATAAGAAGTCAACTCAAATGATAGTCTAGGCAATGTAATCGCTACGTTATCATCAAAGTTTGATTGTTGTTCTACTCTTGCTATGAATCTTTGTATAGGACCGTAAGCAATAGGAACCTTGATCTGACTTATAGACTTACCATCACTAGCAAATTTCTTGATCTTTATATTATTAAATAAAGTTCCAAAAGCAATTACTGTCTTCCTGACCGTCTCATTGTAAAAATAATTCCCTATCATTATACTTCACCAAATGGATTTCTTTCACTAAAGTCAACGACGCTGATCTCTGCTGCTTCAATCTCATCACCTGAGTTGAAAGCGTCATCATCATCGTAATTAATACTATGTAGTCTATATGCAGAACCCTCATTGTCAACTATAATCTCACCAACATTGAAGTCACCAGAGATATTACGTGCAGTAAGAGTGAGAGAAGGAGCATTCCATGCTGTGACAAATGCAGTGCTGAGTGATGATTGACCAGTAACAATTTCACCGTAAGAGAATGTGCCAACACCGATTGTTCCAGCAGCAGACACTTGAATTGTAGGTGCCATAGTATATCCTGTACCAGCATTTGTTAGTCTGATAGCTTGTACACTTCCAACGTCATTTAGTATAGAGACAGCAGTAGCAGTGGTTCCTCCACTAGGTGCAGCAGTGAATGTCACTGATGGTGGAACCATGTACTTAGAACCAGTGTTATCTAATGAGATTTGACCAACACCTGAACCAGAAGAAATACCAACGACTGCATCTGCTCCACTACCCTTACCATCTTCAGTAAGGAATTGTATCGAAGGTGTCATGGTATAACCAGTACCTGGATTTGTTATAAAGATATCTTTGACTCTCCTACTATCTGTAAATCCAATGCTTGTTGTAATAGCAACAGCTTCCGCAGCGATACCGCCAGATGCCAAAGGTGGAGAAATCTTCACAGTTGGATCAGCAGTGTAATTTACACCACCATTCAATAGGTTGATGTAACTAATACCACTAGCAAGAGAAACTGAAGCAGTAGCAGTCGTACCAACAGCAGTCAACACAAGTGTTGCGTTGTATCCTGCTGTCTGCATATCATCATCTATAGCAGTGATTCCAGTATTGATAACCTCGTCTTCGTACTCGAATGGTTCACATGTAAGTGTGTATGTATAGTTCTTACGTAACTGATAGAAGTTACTTACATCATCTACATATTTGATTTCTAATAGTAAGTCTCTGTATGGGAAATATAATAAGTCACCTTCTAATGGACGTGTAGGATCAACATTTCTTCCAGTATTACCTGCTACCAGAGGAACAATATAATTTTGATACCTGTCCTGTGAGATAACAATCTTCATCTCAGCAGTGGATCTTACACCAAATTTTGTAAGTAAGTTATACCCTGAATCAAATCCTTCATATGATTCAATGTAACCCTCTATAGGAAATGACGACTCAAAACTAGAGCTAGACACTTCTTTGAGAATAGTCTTCTCATTGATATAGTATCTTGGCATATAAACGAACTCGACCCCATACATTTGGATCTGTTCATTTATCAAATCTTGATAAAGATTCTGCTCGTTAGGGGTTCCCTGCTGAAAGTATGGGTTTAGTGCCATTAGACTCCCTTCAAACCAAATTGATCGATGTATTTTTTATATTTGACATGTCTTAGTTTTCTTTTCAATGGGTTAGATTCGGTATCATTAATTATACCGATGTCTTTAATCATATCCATGGCATCTACTGGATCGCCAACCTTCCTAAGACCTTCAAAAAATTGTTTGTATGTTTTCATTATCCTATAAGATCAAGTGGTGGTAATTCGTATTCATTTGCCATCTTACTTTCTAGAGTGTCTAGTTCTCCTAGAGCATCCTCATATATCTGTCTACCATTCATTTCT